GGCTATTAAAATTGCTATGAACTCACTATATGGTGCAACTGCTAACATCTACTTCCTCTACTATATTAACGATATGGCTGAGGCAATTACAACATCTGGCCAGCTCAGTATTCGATATGCTCAAAAGTCTGTAAACGATTATCTTAACAAGATTCTCAAAACAAAAGACAAAGACTATATTATCTACATCGATACTGACTCAATCTATGTTGACTTCGGTCCTCTAGTTAAAGCATCATTTGGTACTGTTGACATAGATCGTAAGAAAGGCGAAGAGTTTCTCGACAAAGTTTGCTCATCAAAAATTGAAGATGTAATTGAAAATGGCTACATCGATCTTGCACAACGTATGGGTGCATATCGTCAAGCAATGGTCATGAAACGAGAAAAGATTACAGACAAATCTGTGTTCATCGCTAAAAAGCGTTACGTCATGAACACACTGAATTCCGAAGGTGTTCACTATGAAGAACCTAAGATTTCAGTTACTGGTCTCGAATCTGTTCGTTCTTCAACGCCAGAAGTTTGCCGAGATAAACTCAAAGAATCTTTCAAGGTAATCATGAACGAAGGCGAAGAAGCCATCCAAAAGTTTATTGCTGAATTTAAAGAAGAGTTTAAACAGCTACCACCTGAAGATGTTGGTCGTAACTCTGGTACTGATAGCATTGAGAAGTACATGTCACGTGGCACCTACAAGAAAGGCTGCCCCATGCATGTTCGCGGCTGTATCCTATACAACAATTATCTCAAACAAAATGGTCTGAACACTCGATATGAGTCTGTAAAGTCTGGCGACAAAATCAAATTTGTTTACTTAAAAGTTCCAAATCCAATCAAGGAAAACATTATTTCATTCCCTGGCGTATTACCGAAAGAATTTGATTTACAAAAATATGTTGACTACGAAAAGCAATTTGAGAAAGTCTTCCTAAGTCCTTTGGAATCTATTCTCGAAGCAGTTGGTTGGTCTGCTGAAAAAACTTACACGGTGGAGGATTTCTTTGCATGATGATGGAAAACAAAGAAAAGGTTGAGCTTTTAACCATTACAATGGAAGAGTGTGCCGAGGTAATTAAAGAATGTTCTAAGATACAAAGATTTGGGTTGACACCAGACAAAAATATGTTAGAATTAGAAATAGGTGATCTTATGTGTATGATTGAGATCTTAGAAGAATATGGCATGATTGATTTAGAACAAGTCAAAATGGCAGCTCGTGGTAAACGAGAAAAACTTAAACAATGGAGTACTTTGAATGTCTGATTGGGCAAATGATATTATGATGATGCACAATAAATTTGGTGTGCGTGATTGGTTTGAAGCAAATAAAGACGATAAGGAACTGATGCGAAAGTATATTAAGTTTCGTCTCGATATGTGCACGGAGGAACTGCATGAAACTTATGATGCATTGGATGCAAAAGACCCTGAAGAAATTGTGGATGGTCTTATTGACCTTTGCGTTTTTGCTATTGGCACTCTCGACGTATTTGGTGTTGATGCTAATCTCGCTTGGGATCGTGTCTATAGTGCTAATATGGCTAAAGAGCCTGGAGTTAAGCCAGGCCGTCCTAATCCGTTTGGGCTTCCAGACCTCATGAAACCAGAAGGTTGGCAAGCTCCAAACCACGAAGGCAATCACGGTGATCTGAAAAGTGGACTATAAAAGCATATTCATATCAGATATTCACTTAGGATCTAGAGGGTGTCAGGCTGATGCTCTCTGTTCTTTTCTAAAAGAAAATACAGCTGAAAATTTGTTTTTAGTTGGTGATATTCTGGACGGTTGGCGTTTAAAAAAGAAGTGGTATTTTCCGCAATCGCACGTTAACGTAATTCGTAGAATTTTTACAGCTGCAAAGCGTGGCACAAATGTTATTTATATTGCAGGTAATCATGATGAGTTTTTAAGACCAATGATGCCTTTAGGTCTTAACTTTGGCAACATCGATTTACTTAATCGTTATGAATATATCGGAGTAAATGGCAAAAAGTATCTTGTTGTGCACGGCGACATGTTTGATAAAATTATGGTGAACAACAAATGGCTAATGCATGTTGGCGATTTTCTTTATGATACATTGATAAAGCTTAATACGTATTACAATAAACTTAGAGATTTATTTGGCTACAAATATTGGTCTTTATCAAAATATCTAAAACAAAACACAAAAGAGGCTTTGAACTTTATCTACAAGTTTGAGGACTTTGTTTCTGACTATTGTAAAAGTAAAGGATACGATGGCATCATTTGCGGACATATTCATACTGCGGCTATAAAAGATATAAATGGCATAGAATATATGAATGATGGTGACTGGGTTGAATCATGCACAGCTCTTGTTGAACATCACGATGGTACCTGGGAGATTATACATTATGAATCTGAGTGATAAAATTACAATCGTTGTTCCATGTAAGAATGAAGAAGACTATATTGGACATTTATTGGACAGTTTATCTGTTCAACGCATTGGTGATACAAAAATCATCATTGCAGATGCAAGCGATGACAACACACGCAAAGTTATCCGTGAAAAGAAGAAAGAACTTGGATTGAATATTACAGTCACCAAAGGTGGACCTGTATCAGAAGCAAAGAATAACGGTGCTAAAAAAGTAAAAACTCCTTACATTCTATTCATCGATTCTGACGTTCGCTTTTTTGAGCCAACAGTCATTCGAGATGCTGTAGATAGATTAGAACGCGACAATTTAGATCTCATTGGGTTGAATATTAAATGTTATGACAACGACGTCCGAGCGTCAATTGGCTTTAAAATGTTTAATGTGATAAACAACGTTATGAAATATAAAGTGCCTTTTGCTGTTGGTGCTTTCATGCTTACGAGACGAGACCGTTTTGAAGAGTTCGGAGGTTTTCCTTGCAAATATGAAACCTCAGAAGACTTTTTCTTATCTAAAATGTACGATCCTAAAAAGTTTGCTATTCTAAATCATTACTTTGGCCAAGACAGCAGGCGATTTAAGAAAATGGGGTATTTTGGAATGGCTTGGTATTTACTCAAAAACTTTTGGAATCGTAATAATGAGAAGTTTTGGAAAGACCGAGATTACTCAAACTATTGGTAAATTTTTAACCAATCGTCAACCAATCGTAATATTGCACAAAAATTAACCAAAAAATGGTAAATGTGTAACCAGAAGGGTACACAAAAATGCAAAATAATTGCAAAAAACCATGTACATTTATGCTTTAACTTGATAGAATATCTATATCAAATGGTTAAAGGACACATTATGATTTTAGTTGATGTCGTTGGTGGCAAGAAAAAAGAAAAAGAGATAGCCTCAGAAGTCGTACATTGGTGCGTCAAAAAACTACTGCCCAGATTGCAGAAGTTAGAAGTTGAAGTCGCCATTAAAGACACAAAAGAGTTGGAAGGTTATTGCGTTCAATGCGACGATCGTGAGTACGAAATTGGCATTAAGCGTGGTTTATCCTTATACGACTTAATTGCCACTATCTGCCACGAAATGGTACATGTAAAACAGTACGTTCGCAAAGAAATGGACCAAGGTTATCGTTGGAAAACGCGCACAATAAGCGAGGATACCGACTATTTGGAATTACCTTGGGAAAAAGAAGCATTCCGTTTAGAAGAAAGATTGGCTATGGAATGCTTTAAAGAATTGAAAGTCTCGTTATGAGACGTAAGAAAACTCCCTCCACAAAAGAGTACGTTCAAGTACGAATCAAACAGCTCATCGAAGATCGTAAAAAGGCCAGTGATCCAATGGACAAGGAATGGTACTTACGGCTCATCGGTGAGCTTCGTTATGTCGAACAAATCATAGAAAAAAATGAAAAAAACATGAATTAATTGCATTTTTACTATGTACATTGTTGCTTTAATAGTATAGATTGTTTATATAAGGTAAAACAAAGGATACAGAAAATGCTTCTACCAAATGGCTCAACAATCAAAAACGACGTAATCGAATGCTTCAACCGTGCCGTTGAAAATGAATTTAATACTCGTCCAGGCGTTGGTACTACAGACTTTTGGAACTTCGTTGAATCTGACATGTATTCAGAACTACGCATTTTTTACAATTCACAATACATCGACGAATGCTTTGAAGTATTGGCTGATGAGTTTGAAGGTAACCTAAACCTTGAGCGTATTGAAATTTTGAAACAAGATTATCTAGGAATGGGAGCGTAATTATGTCAGATCTTAAATTTACAACCGCTGGCGATTACCTTGCAGATCAAGCTGCGCCTAAAGAAGAATACAATGGTAAGCTATATAATAGCCGTCATGGTGGACCTTTTGACCGTGGCTCAGCAGACAGCTGGTATTCTCGTGGTAGAAATCCACATTACTATACAGGCGGCTCTTACGAGGGTGATCGCATTGAACGCGATGATATGACTGATGAAGAAATTGAAGCATATCACGCTGGTTACGACCACAACGAAGAGTTTGGTGGCAAAAAGGAATGGTAGAATTCAATCCTATGTTTACTCCATATGAGATGATGGAGCTCGGTATTTTTGATGGTAAGTACTATGGTGAAAATACCGAAGTCACTAATCGTGATTTTGAAAC